CAGGCACAGGCGTTGGTGTCACAGGCGCAGGCGTTGGTGTCACAGGCACAGGCGTTGGTGTCACAGGCACAGGCGTTGGTGTCACAGGCACAGGCGTTGGTGTCACAGGCACAGGCGTTGGTGTCACAGGCACAGGCGTAGGCGTTGGTGTAACGGGTGTAGGCGTAGGCGTTGGTGTAACGGGTGTAGGCGTAGGCGTTGGTGTTACAGGCGTTGGCGTAGGCGTTGGTGTAACGGGTGTAGGCGTAGGCGTTGGTGTAACGGGTGTAGGCGTAGGCGTTGGTGTTACAGGCGTAGGCGTAGGCGTTGGTGTTACAGGCGTAGGCGTAGGCGTTGGTGTAACGGGTGTTGGCGTAGGCGTTGGTGTTACAGGCGTAGGCGTAACAGGCACAGGTTGAAGGATTCCTGTGGGGTCTACGTCAATTGTGCCGTCCAAGTTCAAAATGTAGTCACCTACATCAATTCCACCTTTGTCATTAAAGTTGAAATTAAACTCGCTTAACTGGTCCGCTGATATAGAACCGTAATCGCCGCCCATGTCGTCGCCAGTCCTGCCGCTGTTTAACAAACCTAACAGCGCTTCAATTTTTGGGGCGTCATTACCACTCAACAAACCACTGTTTAAAACACTTGTTAAAGCGGCAACGGTGCCAGCTTTGTTTGTGTTAATGGTTGCGGCCGCGTTGGCATTTTGGTAGTTTCTTCCCTCGTTGCTGTACGAAGGGGTATATTGTGTACCCGTTAAACGCGTGTACTCGGCGTTAAGGTTTGCATCATCAGGGGTTTTTGCAAGTTCAGCCTGTAGATCTTTTACAAAGTTTTGGGTTGCATATTGGGTGCCGTACGTGTTTGCGTACTCGCTGTACCCACCACCACGAATAATACTGCCGGCGTTTGCTGTAGATGTGCCCGTTGTGCCCGTCGTGCCTGTTTTACCTGTTACATCTTTAGCAGTTGTGTCTACAGTAGTGACTGACGTTGCGCCCGGCAAACCGGTAGATTTACTTGCGTTGATGAAGTCTATGTTTGCGGGGTTGTTCGCCCATTTTTCCCACGCCGCACGCACGTCCATGTTCTTGGAACTTGTCGCGGCGTTTTGGTACATTGCCGGAGAAACGTTTACTTTTTCACCACCAACGGTGTAGGTCATTTGACCTGTGGCGGCGTTGTACACAAGCGGAACGGTTACGTTCTGTTTTGTAACAAAGTCATACGCGCCAATAGACACCGGACGTCCGCTGGCGTCCATAACAATTTGACCCGGGTTGGCTTTAGGCAAATCAGGCAACCCGGCACCAGCTACCATGTTCCAAGAATCAGGAACCACAGCCACGTCGTTAATGTCGTCGGTGGTTGCTTCAGCAATGGTCTGACCAGTGGTAGCGTCGATGGTTGTTCCACCGGTAGTGGTGGTGGTGTTGTTGGTGTTGGTGACGCTGTTAGACGCGGCCAGTGCGTCCTCTGGTGTGCCGCCGGCAGTAATAACGTCTTTAAACGCGGTAAACGCCGCGTTACTTGCGCTGGCTGTTTTAGCTGTGTTGTTGAACGCTGACGCGGCGCTAGCCAAACCAGATATATCACCGGTATTAGTAAAACGGTTAAACGCTTCAGTCAGGCGCAAAGCCGACGCGGCAAGCTTGGCGTCACTGCTACCAGTCAACGAGCCCGCGGCATCCGCCATGCCTGCGTAGTCGTTGTTAGCAAACGCGGTGGCCGCGTTAAGGAGTGTTACCCCCGTGCGAAGTTCTGGGGGCAAACTAACGCCGGCGTAACCAGCCGCGGAGTTTATAAGTCCTCCCACGTTACCTGTTTGCAGTGCGTTTAATCCACCAACGATGTTTCTAGCGTCGCTAATGGGAATACCCATAACGTCTGTAAAACCAGCAGACCCCGCCGCACCAAGTGCGCCAAGAAGTGCGCCAGTATAGTTGCCTTGCCCTGCCGATATGGCGGCGTTAATGCCTTGCGCAAACGGTGCCACGCCCGGAATAAAAGACCCCAAGGTCAAGAGCATCTGCAAGTCACTCAGGTCTGTCGCACTGGAGCCTTGGGTTGTGTACAGAACGGGTTTACCCTGCGCGTCAAAACCAACACGGTACGCCGTGTTGCCTTCACCGGTGTAAGTGCCAGAAAACGCATTACCCACACCGCCACGCTCACCAAAGTCGTTGACCAAAGGTTGACCTGTGACGGTGTTATATAAAACTGTTTGTGTTGTTTCTGGGTTCCACGTATCACCCTGCTCGGTGCTTGTGTAGTACCCGGGGTTTGTGACTGTCTTTTGGCCAATCTGGTTAATGTTTGTAATACCAGAGGCCACCAAATTCTGGGCCATGGCACGCGCGTTGGCGTCAGCGGAACCAAAACCTTGGCCGGTCCATTTGCTTAAATTACCCTGACCAACAATTTGGTTATACACGTTGTTAACGTCTGCGTTGTTCAGTGTGTAATTTTGACCACCAAACGTCGCGGCTGTTGTGTCCGCGGGAGTTAGGGAGATTGTTTCTTCTGCAGGCGTTACAGGTACAGGCGTAACGGGTACAGGCGTTACAGGCGTTACAGGCGTAACGGGTACAGGCGTTACAGGCGTTACAGGTGTAACGGGTACAGGTGTAACGGGTACAGGTGTAACGGGTACAGGCGTTACAGGCGTTACAGGCGTTACAGGTACAGGCGTTACAGGCGTTACAGGTACAGGAGTAACGGGTACAGGAGTAACAGGCGTTACAGGCGTTACAGGCGTTACAGGCGTAGGTGTTACTACAGTGACTAAAGCGCCGGGATCATTTGAAAAGTCGAGGGATGATAATCCACCAAGGTAAGTATTGTAATAATCATTTACTTGGTTGGTGTCAATGGCATAACGGTTAGCGATCATGTCAGCCAAACCGGCGTTGGCATCCAGACCACCCACACCTTGAACGGCGGCGGCAACTTCGTCAGCAGTAGCTTCTGGGTTTTGTTCAAACCACCAGTTAACTTGATCTTGTGTTAATGCCATTTGTGTGCGTGTTGGTTGGGTATTCCTATAGAGAATTACCCATAATTTGAGGTGTTTATGCCCCGTTGCCGTTGACTGCGGTGATCAGCAGGTTGGCCCATTCTTGCCATGTTTCAAACGCTTCTGGGTTGGGAATGGCGTACTTGTCAAACACAGGGTTAAAGTTAACCGCGTAGGCCACCTCACGCCACTGGTCCTCAGGCAAAAACGGGAACTGCTGTTCACCAAAGTAGTGAAGCAAATTCCCGTTCCAGTCTTCCCAAGTGCTATACTCAGGCAAGAATTCGATTATCATTTAAGGCCGTTCGTCGCCAAACTCGGCGGTAATTAGCGTTCTACCGGCCTCGTAATCTCCATCAATGACGTTACTGCGCCAGCGCAAACTGATAAGCCTGTACTCTGCCCTCAGGTCCACCTTGCCGGACGTGGGTGTGTAGGTGAAAGGACCTTTCTCCTCCACGCCGTCGTTGGCAAAAGGCCTGCCGACAATGGTAAGTTCCATGTCGCCAACCTGTTTAAAGTCTGGCTCGATACGCGTTAAGTGCATGCGTCTGTTAACACCCATGGGCTCGTCTGAGGCAGGCGTTCCCCCCACCCAGCTAATGTCACAGGTCTCTACAAACGAGTCAATTGCGTACTCTTCTGTGGCCGTAATTTTGTTCTTTCCAAACTCCTGCTCCCAGATCACGTAGCCACCGGTGGCCTGTGTCATAGAACTGCCCGCAACCACCGAGACAGGCACCACGTCAGCAAAGGTCAGTGTGGTATACCCACCAGAGGAGTTGTTTGTGAACACAGCCGCGGTGATCTGGTTAGCTGTTACAAACGTCTCGCCGATCTGTGTGTTAAACACCATGAAACTGCCGGCGGGGTTGGTTGTTAGGTCACCCGGGGCGATCACCTGATAGGCCGTTGTAGTAGGCGCTGTGCCGCGGTTTGGTCCGTATGTCAGTGTGTAGGTCTGACCCAGTTGGCCAGTGAAGTCCCATCCTGCCCAAACAGGGCGGGGGAACACCTCGGTCACATAACCACAAGACCTGCGCGCACCATCGGCTTGTCCTGCGTCGTACCAGATATTATCCTTGACGTTGAAGATAATGCAGTCTGTGCACTCTGTTGCTGTGCCTCGTGGGTAGAAGAACCAGATCTCGTTATAGCGCGGGACCTTGGTTGCCCACACCTTTTGACGGGCTGTAAAGTTGATGTTGTCAAACAGGTAGTTAACGTTCTTGTCGTTAGGCAGAACCTTAACCCCACCGTTGTACAGGTAGAAGCGGTCAACACCCATCCAAAAGAACGTGCCGTCCATCTCAACCACCGAACTAGACGACATGATAGACGTCTGGTTAGACACCGTGTCGTAACGCCAGTAGTATGGCGCCGTGCCTGTGAATGACACACGCACCAAAGAGTCTGTGGCCCAGAAGAGGCCAGAGGGTGAAGAGGTACCACCACGAATAGGGTACCCGCGCACGATCTTGCCTGCCGTTACATTCACCTCGTTGGCAAGCGTGCCGTTCCAGTCACTGAACGTCTGTACGTTGGCTGTGGGCGAGTTAAAGACGACGTTGTTGTTGCGTAACAAACCAAAGTTACCGTACACAAACACAAACGGGTGTAGAACCACAACACCACCACTGGCGTCAATTGGCAGGTACGTTGGTGTTGAGCCGGTGGAATCAATCACCTCTGTTAGGATGTACTTGCCTGTTGTTGGGTCTGGTAAGAAGTTACCGGCAAAAAGCGAGGTGTTAACACCGGAGTCAATGTTGTCTAGGTTGTGGCCGGGGTGGGCCAACAGCTTGGAGTTGCCTGTGCCAGTGGAGTCGTACGCAATGTCAAACTGCCACAAATGCTGGTTGCTTGCGGCAAAACCGTTGGGCACATAAATCTCAAACGGCACCGTGGGCATGCCTGTAACAGCCACCAAGTGCAACTCGGTGTAGTTGCCGGGGGTGTTGTAAGTCGGTGTTGTGTTGGTTGTGTAGTTTGTACGAACACCCGCCGTGTTGTACGCCCAGAACGTTGTACCGTTTGGAAACGCGGCAAGGTGGTTGCCCTTAACGTGAATCGTTTTAGGTGACACATTGACCTGAACAACCACGTAGGTCTTACTAAATTCAATCGGGAACGGGCCCACACCAACACCTTGGTCGGTGCCTGTGTTAAACACCTCAACGCCCTTGTAGTTGCCCGCGTAGATGTAGTTAACGCCGTTCAGTGAGTTGGTGATCATCCCACGTGGGATACCAGTGGGGGAGGCAAACATTTGGCGGTAGCCGCCAATCTTCTTTGCCTTACCACGCTGAAACCTAACCCACTTGCCGTCGTTATACTCATCAGCCTCAAACCTTGTGCCGTCCCGTTTAATGCCGGGCTTTACAAAGAGGGTGAAGATCTTGGACGGTTCAGCGGCCATTAGAACGAGCCCCCAGAGATCAGGTCAGCCTGCACGCGCCCCACAAAACGGGACACGTAGTTGCCCACGCCGGCCGTTGAGTCTAGTGTGGCAATGTTGGTGCCCGCAACAGCAAAGCCAAGTTGGCCGTTGTTGGGTGAGTACATACCAGTCACAGGGTCAAGCGTGAACGTGAACGCTGGAGCCGCGGCACTACCGCGGTTAGCTAAGTACTGACCAATGTTGGTCTGTATCAGAGGGTACAGGTTGGTACCATCACTCAGCACAATAACCTGTGTGGACGTTGGCAAAGAGTAGGGGGGCTGTGCGCTACCCTGCACTTGGAACGTCACGTTGTATCCACTTTGGTTGGTGTCGTTGAGCAGGTAGTACACCTGAGTCACCGCAGGCAACTGTACCAACAGGCTGGTTGTACGTGTGCCACTCAGGGCCGTGTAGCGCTGAATAATTGGCGTGTTGGTGATCAGGCTTAGTGTGCCACCAGACACCACGTCCACGTCGTACGTGGCAGAAGAGAACGTCAAACTGTTGGGTCGTGAACGACCCACTGTAAAGAAGTCTTGCTTGGCAGGGTCTTGGTTCACGCAGATAAAGCATGAATCTCCAAGGGGGAGGGCCAAGCTAGACAGGCCGTCAATTGTTGAACCAGCAGACGCTGTGTTGATTGTCAGCGTGCCGGTGCCGTTGTTACGCACCAAAACATACCAACCCCTAGACAAAGACGCCACAGCAGGCAGTGTTGTAGAGCCCGCACCGCCGGTCCACACAAAACACTGCGCGCGAGACGTGTCAGAGAATGTGATAGACGAGGAGTACTCGTTGGTAACAATCGTTGTCTCTAGCTTGCCTAGAATGGCCGCTGTGCTGTTTCCTGCCAGTGTGGCGGCGTCTGCAAAGGACGTGCCAACACCGAACGCCACAACACCCCACACACCCACCGCGGTGGTGTTGTCTGTCAGGTACGTGTAGTAAGCCTGACCCACGGGCACGGTGAACGAGCCAGTGCCGTCAGAACGCGACACCGTGAACGCGTTAGCGCCTCGGTTGCGGAACAGAATGTCTTCGCCAACAGAGGCCTGCTGTGCGTTTGGCAACAGGAGAATACCCCCTGCGGCGGACACAACGTCCATGATACGGGCCGCAACCTGCTGACCCGCTGTGCTAACGTACTGCGGCCAGTACAGTGGGACCGTGCCTGATAGCGCAACCGATACGTAACTTACGTCCGTGGGTTGGATTACGTTCCCGGTAAACGGGGAGGTGAATGTAGGCATTTAAGGTTCCTGTCTTGTTGCGTTGCGGTCGACCATGCGTTTCTGATCTTCGCCTTTGAGTGCGTTAATGGCCTCGTCGTAGTAGCCCTTCCACATTGCAAGCTTGTCTGCGTTCTTAATGAAGCCCTGTGCTTGGAGCAAGGTGCCATACAGCAAAGCCTGAGGGGCCTCGCGTGTTAAAAGATTTTCTTGATTCGTGATGTCAAGCGGCTGAATGCGGCTGTAATAAATAATTTGCAACGGGTAAGCGCTGTTTGGAGTTGGAGCAAGAGCCCAGTGATCATAGTCGTAATCTCCGTAGTACAAGGGTTGTCCATTACTGGACTCTGTCTGAAATTGGGACACGTAGTCCATGGACCTGTTAAGTACAGGCTGACCGTTGATCTTCATGCTAACTGTTTTGCGCCAACGAGCCGGCTTTTGAATCACAGGGTCGTTGACAGTCAGTGTGGTGTTGACCACATTCAACTGCATCAACGTTTTAATTTGGGCGGCAATGCTCTGCTCGGTCAACATGATTAACCGAGGAATTTGCGCAACAAAAGAAGTGTCGTCGCGCTCAGAGTAGGTAATGACATCCTCAACGAGGCTGTCATAGGTCATTGCTTCTGCGGCCATTTATCTCTTTCGGTTATTCAGCTTTTGCTTGCTGTTGTGCCAGTGACGCACGCGCGGCTTCTTGCGTTGTTTGGACCAACTGATAAACCTCTTGGTACGGGCGAGTGCCCAAGTAACCAAGAATCTGGTTTACCAGTTCAGTGTCAAGTTCTACCTTCATGCTGTCACCTGTGTCAGATCAGCAGTACGAGCGGTTAGCATCAAGTCAGCGGCTCTGTATGCGTCTTCAGCAGTGATTGTTGCTTGCGCACCTGCTGAGTACACGCCAGTCATAATTGCTGTTGCAAAGTAATCTCGAACTGAGATGCCAGTATCTTGACCAACTGGGTTGGCTGGGCCACCATTGTTTGTAGTAGTCATCATCTATCCTTTAAGAAATTTCAACAATAGAAGCGTTTACTGTTGCTCCATACAAAAATTGACTTGGTGTAGTTGTTTTACAGACGTTGGTAAGGTTTGTTCCATTTCTAGAAGAAACCAAATTAGTTCCATCAATCATCCATCCATTTGAGGGGTTCACTACAGTAACCCCAGCAAATGAAGAACCAATACCAGCATAATTATTTGCAATATTCGTAGGTGTTGTTCCAGTCCAAATATAGCCGTTTAGAATTGAAGAAGTAACATAGTAACTACCGCCAACATAGTTCATTTTATTTGGCAAAGTGCCGGGAGAACTCCAATTAACACCAGTGCTATAGGTACTGACAAAAGTTCCGTATGTAGTTATTACATTAGTAGATGTAAAATATCCGTATACGTCTCCGTAATTAGAACCAAAGTACCCCCCGTACAAAAACGTATTACTATTGACTGTCTGTGGCATCCCAATTGCTTGTGGAATTGGCATACGCATAGCGGCAGTACCATTAGACGGTGTTAAAGCATATGAGTGTCCATAAACATTAGTCCACACCAAGTCTGTCCCGTTTGTAGCAAGCGCCTCAGCATTGTAATAACCGCCCGCACTAACAACTCCTGTATTTCTGTATGCATTTGCGTTAATAGTTACATAGTTATTTTGTGTCCATGAAGCACCGTTAGTAAGGGTTGATGAAGTCCAGACTGAGCTTGGATTGTTGTTGGATACAACATACAAAGTCGTACCAACGGCTTTAATGCACTGCTGACCATCACTACCGCCACCAATTCCATTTGTGACTTGTGTCGTCCACGCTGAGTTAAAAGATGTCGTCCTTAAAACGCGACCAGTAGTAGTTATCATATAAAAATAACCGTCTACGGCAGACCAAGTAACAGAACGTGGAATTCCGTTTGTTCCAATGGAAAGTGACGGGTTATAGGTAGTACCAATGTTCGTCCCACTAGTGCCACCCAAAATGTAAATATTAGTCCCATCGTGTCCAACAGCAATCCATTTACCAGTAGGGTCTGCGGCGGCATTAACACAATAAAAACCGCTAGTCTGATTGCCTCTGGTAGTCCCTGTAGATACTGTAGGGTCTGTACTTAATGAACAAGCATCAGTTGTTCCATAATCTAAAAATGTTAAATAGTATCCGTTCTCCAGCCCCCACATTGGGCCAGCGTAACTTCCTTGCACAGTAGCTGATGCCCATGTAGAGCCATTTGTAGACTTTATGACAGCTGTAGTGCCGCTTGATCCAACAGCGATAAGTACAGTATTTGACCCAGCGCAGTTAACTTTGTAAGGTGTAAATGCGCCTGAATATATATTTTCCCACAAAAATCCATTGGAAGACGACCATATATTTGGTACACTGTCTAAATTCCTACTTGTGTAATATTTACTATACGCTGAGGAATATTTAGTTGAAAACACAGCATTAAAATTTCTACCTGAATTAGGGGTTACATAACCATACCAAGTTGTAAGGTCGGTACTTGCTAATGAGCCATATAGGTTATCAACAATCCAATGAGAACCAGTCCACCCAATGTTGTAGATTGTGGTATTTGTACTTCCTACTGTTGAGTAATAAGTCGTTGATTCTGTCCAACTGCTTCCATTGGTTGAGGAATAAATTTTTCCGTTGTTAAAAGATATAAGAAACGTAGAACCGTTGTTTACAATTTGAGCGCAGTTAAAAGAACCAGCCACAATAACAGATGCGCCCCAAGTAACTCCATTGTCTGAACTGTAATAAACAGTCCCTTGGGTACTACTTACATTAGTCGCAACCCAAACAGACCCATTGCAACTTAGCATATTCCATCTAGTACCAAAAGGCAATGCGCTTGTTCTTTGTGTCCATGTAATTGCGTCTGTACTTGTCGCTACATATACGCCAGAAGAACACTGCCCAACAGCCATGTAAATACCGTTTGCAAATACATTGGCGTAAATGAAGTAACTTGACCCATCGGAGGCGGTAGTCCCTGCCGTGCTTACATTAGGTAATGCATAAGAATTTGAGGCAGACGTATACACTTTCAACTGTTCACCAGCCGCCATCGTTAAAGGCGCAGTTAACGCATTCTCGTTTTTTCTTTCCGTAGCGCCAGTTGGAGGTTGATAACTCGTTGATTGGTCAACAACCACTGGGAAATTTTGACCGCTAACACTTTTGGAAACGGTAAGATTTGAAGAGCCAGAAGTTACCGCCTGAGCAGAAACGGCTTTAACAATCGCTGTTCTACCAGCAGGGACTGTATAAATAGTTGTGTTAGTTACACTTTGAATACCAGTGCTGACTGAGATTGGGGTAGTTGGCATGATGTCCTCTTACGAAAAGAAATAGTACAAAAGTGAGTTGTCAGAAACAGAAAGCGTCGTCCACGTTGGTGCGCCTGTTCCGTTACTCTGAAGATATTGACCTGCTGAACCTGCGGCTGTAAACCCTGTCGTGCTTGGTGCAGTCTGGTATGGAACAGCGCCAGCAACACCACCAGCTAGGTTGGTTGCTGTACCGATCACAATAGCAGAAGGTGTGCTCCATACAGGTGGTGTTACGTTACCTGTACTGGTCAGAATTTGATTTAAAACACCGTAGTTACCGTTAAACGCAACAGCACCTGTGGGGCTGATTGTCATCGAATCAGCCGCGTTATCATTCGTCACCAAACGCAACTCATGCGCTGTTTTTGTACCAATAACTAAATCAGAGTTGGTGGAGAACAAGTACACCGCATTAGGTAGTTGGAACGGGCCAACTCCAGTGTAGGTGGAACTGTTCATACCAAAGTCACCGTAGTACGTGGTTGCTGTACCTAGGTCGTTGGAAACAATGTAGTCTACTGAAGCGCCAGTGCCATTGCTGGTGTTCTGCATAATCCTCTGCGCATAAGTATTAGCAGAAGTTTGATACGAATCAAAAATGTTTGTGTCTGTGTAGCTTAAAGTGCCGTAACTAAACGCGCCAGTTGTTGCGCTCGGTGCAATTGCTTTATTTGCAACAAAGTTTGCGCCAGTTATTGACGTCGTTGCAGTGATAGACGTTCCAGCGGCAATAGTTGTTGTTGTCGCAACCGTATTACCAGTGATTGTTGTGGATGCTGTAAGTGTGTTAGCAGACACCGCACCAGTGGCTGTGATGTTCGTCGTGCCAAACGTGTTTGTGCCGTTGTTAAACGTCAGGTTTGAATTAAATACTGTTGTGCTGACACCGCTTTGGAACGGGATCTGGTACTGCGCGCCGCCAGAGATGTTAGCGGTTGTCGTTGCGGCTGGCGCTGACACCCACGCAAACGCAGAGCCAGTCCATCCAAGAACCGTGCCTGTTGATGAAGGTGCGCCGATGAAAGACGTTGTACTAGACGCTGTTTGGAACGGCAGTTGATTAGCCGCGCCGTTAGCCAAGTTAGTTGACGTTGTTGCGGTAGTCGCTGACGTTGCTGAACCTGCGGTTGTGGCAAACCCTGCAGTGGCCGCGCTACCAACAGACAGGCTAGACTGGCTTACAAACTGTGGTGCTGAACCAGTGGAGGTCAACACATAGTCAAGCGCGCCGATAGGTAATGATGTAGGTGCCGTGCCTGTTGAGTAAACAATCGAACCAGCCGCACCGATCGACGCGTAGGCTGGCGCTGTGCCGTTTGAGTACAGAAGCGAACCCGCCGCACCAAGCGCCGCAAATGCGGGCGCTGTGCCTGTCGAGTACACAATACCACCGGCAGTGGGGGCTACTGAGTACGCGGGTGTTGTGCCGTTTGAGAACAGCATGCGTCCTGCTGTGCCAAGGGTCAGGTACGTGGTTGTGCTTGGTGCGCTTTGGTAAACAATGGCACCCGCAGTACCGCCGGGCAAATTACCCGTTGCTGTTGCAGAGTCAGCGAGGGTCTTAATCAGACCGCCGCTGTCTTTAAAATACAGCTTGCCGTCGGTGGTGTTGAGCGCCAACTCTCCGGCAATTAAATTGCCAGAGGTGGGCACCGCCGCCGCGGTGGAACTGAAATAAAGTTGAATTGGTGTGAATCCCGCTTGTGCCATAGTTATTTCTTCTTATCGGGTGTAGTAGGAAACATTCGGGCGGAAGAAAATAGGAGACTTATCGCGGTCCTCTTCTTCGGCCGACAGCGTTGCCTCTGCGGCATCTTGTTTCAGCATGGTGATTCGTGC